AATTTTATTGTTGACAACTTCTCGGGACCCACTATATTCAGCTAGATACCTAAACTACCTAAATTTTCGGAGTCTCACCATGTCAGATTTGACCCTCCCCGAGTTGAAGCGGGAGATCCTGAAACGAGTCAATGCGGAACTGGATGTGCCGTTTGTGGGTGAGGACACGGAGGCTCTGGTACTGGGGATGATCATATCTCCACTACTGAACAAAGTTCCAGTACGTCTGCTCCCGCTGATGCTGGACTCAATCGACGGCCTCTCCGCTGAAGAGTTCGAGTCACACGTAGATGGTCTGGCCGATTTTATCAATGAGCTCGTAGACGTTCCTTACGTCGCCGAGATGCTGGAGGGTAGGCTGATCCGCGTTGTTCTGCGATCCGCCTTGTCGCCACTGCTGAAGGGTGAGAGTCTGTGATTGAGCTTGTGAAGAGTTCTCCACTCTCCGCCTCGCTGGCGATTGGTGGAGCCCTGCTAGTCATCTGGGCTATTGGTGGCCCGATCCTGCGGATGGGACTGCGGTTGATCGGGAAGGGGTCCACTACCACCTCGACCGTCCCAAAGCCAGATGGGCAGGGCTCCGCCCCTCCTTCGGTTTGGGAAGGGACCCCGATATCTGCTCCTCCACCGGGGGCAGTGTCATACATCCTCGCAATGTCTGAAACTCTGCGTCGGGAAGACGCTGATTTTGTTCTCGAATGTTTGGTTGCTGGAGACACTCTTCATGAGGCTCTGTGCCGAGTATATGAGGACGAAGAATGAAGCTACGGATTTTAGCTTTGATATTTGGTGCCTGCCTCGCAGGCTATGGGTATTTCGGTTTTTCACGACGCGACCAAGCGCACACAACTCCTGATTCCGTATCGGTTGCATGTGAAGAATACGAACGCCTGTTCCGGGAAGTATCCGGTAAGATAGCATCGAGATTAGAAAGAGGTGATCTAACATCTGATCGCGAATCTCGGAACCTGCGTTCTGAGGCACTGAAGGCTGCACTTCGGCAAGCCTTCTTGCCTCTCGCGGAAGAAGAGGCACGACGGTTGGACCCGTGGTCACCAGAGGCAGAGGCTAAACTCCTGAGGGAATACGAACGTGCGGAACGCCAATAAGATTCTGCTTGAGCAAGAGGATAGGGACATGATCGGCAACCTTGCCGACGTGCCTTCTTTTGCGTTTGCACGTCCTCAAGAAGTAAAGCTGGACGACATCAAGCGGGAGAACCAAGGCAGCATCGGAAGCTGTCAGGGCAATTCAATCACATCCTGCCTTGAGCGTCTCGCTAATGTGGGAGGGGTGCACAAGGGAGTCCAACTGAGCCGAATCTATGCCTACTTGGCATCGCAGAAACTAGATGGCCTCCTTGGTGGCGATAGCGGATCAACTATCACCAGTGGTGTTAAGGTTGCTCTGCGAAGCATCCCTACTGAGGCGAACGTCCCATACCCTTCCCCCGCCCGATATCCGGGGAAGGCCAGACGGGGTGAGATATTAAGCTGGTGGGACCGGCAGACGCCTTTTAGGGCGAAGTCCACTTGGCGTGTCTCGAACGACGTAGACGCGGTTATGGACTTCATTGGTGGCGGCGGTGCCATCAACATCGGTATTTTGTGGTACGGCGGCATAATCCCTCGCGACAGGGTTGTCCGGTCATACCGACCCCCACGACGTACTGGTGGCCATGCAGTGGCCATCCTTGGGTACACGAAGGACGGACTTCTTCGGTTTATGAACAGCCACGGAGATGGCGAGTTTCGGGTCACTCCTAACGCCTTTAAACAGATGATGGGTTACCGCTGGACAGCGGCAATCGGAATCAAGGGCTCAGAGAAAGCTGACCCAGTTGATTGGATTGAGGAGTCACCGTTGTGGTAGGTAGAATCACACTACTTTGTTTGTTAGTCTGCGGCTGTTGCCCTTCTGAAGATTGTGGGTGCAATTGTGGAAAACCTGAATTACCAAGTATCGATGTCGACGCTATTGCCGTTTCCCTCCGCCCAGAGGAGGTTGCAGAGGAACCGGCCCCTGTCCCGGCCCCTGTCCCTGTGGCGGAGCCGGAGTACCGAGTCGTCATGTACTCGGCCACATGGTGCGGCCCCTGTCAGCGATGGAAGTCGAACGAAAAGAAGAAGGTCTCGGGGACCCTTGTCATCAAAGAGTATAGCAAGGGTGCTCCGGAGGGCATTCGCTATTGGCCCACTTTCATCATCGAGAAGGTTGAGGGTGACAAGGTCACCGAAGTAAAGCGGTTCGAAGGATACACATCTGCTGCTAAACTGAACGCGGAGATCAAATGACGCGATGGAACAGGGAGGCACGGCTAGCCCGTGCGAGTCGGCTGACGCGGGTCAAGTACCTACCAGCCGATTCTTTTGTTAATGAGGGGCGGTGGCGTAAGTCCCGCAAACGAAGATTGTTGATTGATCGTGTCGCTGACGCGATTAGAGAAGCGGAGGATTCAGGGGTCATTAATGATGAGACTCCTCCGAAACAGGTCGCCAAGGTGGTGACTAAGATCATGTGGGGTCCGATTCTGATTCGATGGGTTTTGGCTCCATTGATTAACCACCTGATCATTTACTTTTGGGACAAATACATCGGAGAGAATGAGTAATGGCAGATCTAGCAATCACGGCGATTGATGTCGTCGCCCCCGGCACTCTGAAGACGGCCACAACCGCTACAGAGGCTTTTGCAATTGGTGACCTCATGTATCATGATGGCACAGGCTATGCGAAGGCAGACGGCACCAGTTCGACGAAGCTGAGCGTGGCGGGCATCTCCCTGACGGGTGGGGCCTCTGGCGAGTATCCAATTCTGGCCCAGTCTGGTTCCCGTCTGAGCTTAACTGGTGTTACCCTGACGAAGGGTGCCGTATACTACCTGTCTGGATCCGGAACGGCTGGCAAGATTGCCCCCTTCGCTGACCTAGGTGCTGGCGACAGTTGTGTTCCTGTGTTCATCGCAGAGAGCACAACCGACGTTCAGATGCAGGTATTGATTCCAACTTCAGCAATCACTCTGTAGGACAGCTAACATGTGGGATAAAGTTATAGAACTGGGCATCGAAGGGAACTCCGATGCCTCTATTGCAACTGACCTGAACACAATCACCGCTGATCGTATCCCGAACGCTGTCGCTAAGGAGTTCCTTCGCGATGGAGGTCTGTGGTATCAGATCTCTCCCGGATCAATGGGTGGGTCTATTCAGGTGGCCATCGATGGCAATCAGATTTCGGACTCCGCGAAGGGTATTCTTGGCGTGCTGTTCTCTGCTCTTTGGGGCGAAGGGGCATCAGTCCGAACGGACCTCCCGCAGTATGCCGGCATGGTTGCCGCGGCCTTCAATGAGATGATCGGTGTTTGCATCACTCAGGATCAGGCAGATGCGTGGTATGAGCTCGGTGGTGGTCGACCCTATCAGGTTGACGCTGCTGCCGTTGCTGCAGCCCGTGCGGGTAAGGACGCGGAAGACGCTCAGTTGGCTCTGAGCGAGCAGGTCCGGACCCATGTGGACTCAGTAATCAATGAGGCGAACGCAGGTATTCCGGGGGCGGATGTGAGGCTTCAAGCTATTCTGGAGGCGTAACTAATGGCCTTTGCAATTGATGATCTTACATCAGTTATTGCCCATTGGAATGCTGCGGATATATCAGGGGTGGCCGATGGCGATCCGGTAGGCACGCTGCCTGAATCTATCTCCAGTTGGGACATGACGGCCTCTGGGACAGAACGGCCACTCTATCGGGCCACGTCCTCAATCAACTCCCAACCAGCTATCGAGTTGGATGGTACAGATGACTGGATGATCACTGCGTCAAAGACACTGTCCGGAATAGACAACGCGAGTTGGGCCGCCGTAATCTATTTAGATGTGCTAAAGAACTGGAACACGCTGTACCACGTAAACAAGGCGTCCGGCACTCCCGCGTATAACGCCGCAAACACTGTTATCGAGGGTCAAGCGTACTCGGATGGTAGTGTGTTGCTGGGGATGCGAGATACATCGCGAGGGTTCTACCGGAGCTCCCCCGGTTCGGTCTCGGCAACAACGTCATACCTTATCACAGGTATCCACGGAAAAGGGAATGTCGCCATAAAATTGGATGGGTCGCACAGCACGAATACAGTCGGCGGCCAACCGACGCATGCCAACCCGAACGCTACTGTTTATGCGTCTTTTGGGGAGAGTAGTTTAGCTAACTTTGACGGGTTGCTCGCGGAGCTAGTGTTTTGGGATGAAACGGAATTGAGTGAGCATGCGTGGATTGAGGGCGTGCTTGCGGATACGTATGGTATTACACTCCCTACATGGCACCCATTTTCCGGCGGGGCACCAACATCAGCCCCGGGTGGTGGCGGCGGTGGCGGAACTTCCTTTGACCCCTTCAGATCAATCGTTTACTAGGAAATAAGAATGAGCAAGAGACCGAGCAGTCTGAAGAAGGACAACACCCTCTATTGGGTGGTCCGACTATATGACCCGACTGATGGGGTTACACTCATCGACGCGACAGGTACACCCACAGTGGCAATCCGAAAGAACGGGGCTTCTACCGCTGATAGTGTGACTGTCACGAAGCGATCAGCTACCACGGGAATTTATGACTGTAGTTATAACCCTGCCAGTGAAGTGGATGGCGACCAGTACACCGTCGAGGAGTCTGCAGTTATCTCCGCAGTGACCTATACGAACTCATGGGAGTTTGTAGTATCTGATGATGATGTGAACGTTGTTCAGATCTCCGGGGACGCAACCGCAGCAGATAACCTCGAACTCCAGTATGACGGAACCGGCTTGACCGGCGATACGTTCCCGGCAACTCAGGCGGATACAGATGCCGTGTCCAGTCAGATCAACTCTTCTCAGACATCCCGTAAATTGAAAGCGTTTTAGAATGCCAAATTTCACGTTATCTGGGGGCTTCATAGACTACAACGACACGTCCACCTCGACAACTGCTGTTACACTTGTGGCGGACACGTGGACGACTGTGCCTAACGACGGGTTAGGTTCTTTCACCAACAAGAACTACCCCCCTCGTGGAGTCTCGGAGTTGATGAACACTTCCACGGGAGCCTTTGATTTCTCGGAACTTGAGCTAGGTGATACCGTTCTGATCCGGAACGACATAACCGTCACACCGAATGTAAACAATGCATCTCTTGAGTTGCGGTACCAACTCGGCACGGGAGGCGGCCTGTACTACCTCCAGAAGAGGTTGGGCAGGTTGGACGAAGGTTCTGGGATTGGGTACAGAATTTCTCTAGAACCCGATCTCATTTACATGGGGGATGCGAATACCCGAGATAATGAGGGCGTCCTTCAGGTAAAGTTGACCAGTGCCGGGTCTTTTGTGAACGCTGGATGTGCAATACAAGTAATTAAAAGGGTAGGCGGATGACGGTAACGATCTATAAAGATGCGGACGCGAATGCTATTTTTGTTGAAGGTCCGAACGGTCCTCAGTTCTTGAACAGTCTGCAAGCTACGGTTCCTCCGGGAACCGACACTTGCACCGTAGTCGATTTGGTACGAGATATTAACGCCGTATCAGATACTGACTACACCGAGTTCGTTGATCAGAACGGAGATGCGTGGGGTAACACCGCCGTAGAGGTGTGCAACAACCTCAATGCGGAGTTCTCAATATCTGGCACTCCGCTAACCAACCTTCCGGTAATCACCAGCAGTTTGGCAATCAGCAGTGTTCAGGGCAGTCCGATTAACTATGAACTCACTGCGGACTATGCTGTCGGTTATGAGTGGGATCTGAGCTCGGTTCCCGGAATCACCACCGTCGAGGGAAACCCTCGCAAGTTGGTAGGTGGTTCGGGATTGACCTCGGCCACATACAACATTCCGGTAAAAGCCATCAACTACAACGGGGAGGACTCCGAGACTTTGGTCCTTACGGTATCCTCTCCCTCTTTCGCCAACACCAAGAGCGTCAACTTCAACAACAACGACTACCTCGGGGCCAACGCCGCACTGCTGGACGGAATTCTTGGCAGAGCCTCTAACGGCGCAGGTTCGGGAGATGCTTGGTCCGTATCCTTTTACTTCAAACCGGGTACTGCATCGAACGCAAATCAAACGATCCTCTATTTTGGGGCGCAAGACGTCGCCAACAACGGACAGCTGCAGATAAAATACAGCGGAGCATCAACCGCAGAGAACTTAGTTGTTCGGTACGGATCAAACAACAACAGACTAGAGCTTACCACTCCTGCATACTCGCTAACCTCTGGAACATGGCACCATGTTCTGGTTGTTTACGATGGGGGTACCACAGGATCATCCTCGGGATCTATCAACAGCTACTATGGGCGGTTCTCTGTTTACATCGATGGGGTGTCTCAATCCCTGTTGGGCAGTCAGCAGAACTACGGATACACCGGATCTATATCGGGGCAGAACTTTCGGGTAGGTAGGTGGAACAACGGACAGAGTCTAAGGAACAACTGCAGAGTTGATGAGCTTGCTATTTTTGAGGGGGACCAGTCTTCAGTAGTGGCAGACATTTATAACAGCGGGGTACCGTTTGACCTGTCGACCCTGACAGACCCTCCAGACCACTGGTGGAGGATGGGAGACGGAGATTCATACCCCAATCTACAGGACAACGGGACTCAAGCCAATTGTACTTTTGTCATGTACAACATGACATCAGCCGATATCGTCAACGACGTCCCCTAACGTATAGGATCACAGAATGGCCAACACTAATCTAAGATGGTCCCTAAACGAGGGACAAACAGGACTGACTGTGTTTGTCTGCCTCGACGGCAGTGACACGATCTCGAACGGATCTGGGGACTCCCTGTCGGAGGACACAAACCGGAAGGGTCTCTACTCAGCGACAGTTACAGAGGCCCTGAACGGGACCTTCTACTGTTATGTAGAGGACTCCGCTGGTACGGTGATTGCCACCGGGTGGGTGTACCTACAGGATGATACAGGGTCTTATACCGTATCTGCGGAGAGGGACCTGCAACTTTCAGACTTCGTAATTAACGATGAGTCGACGTACTATGAACCTGTATACAGGTCTCACGACAACACACAGGCGATATACTTTGAGTGGACTTCGTCTTCAGCTTCATTTACTTTGCAGTACAGTGTGAACGGAGCCGCGTTCTCGGCATCTGCCGACACTCCGTCTTTCGTACGGTCTACCGGCGACTCTCACGTATACTCAATACCCTACAACGGAAGTGAACGACCGACTTATGGGGTGCTCGAATACAAGGTGAGTGACGGGACAACGGCCCGAGTTATTCCGGTATTCATGACATCAGCAGCCACCCAGAGCAGCGTGGACACTGTCGATTCGAACGTAGATGCTATCCTCATCGACACCGGAACAACACTGCCCGCAACCCTGACCACCATCGAAGGCAAGGTTGATACTGTCGACACGGTAGTAGATGCTGTAAAGGTCAAGACCGACCAGTTGACGTTCACCGTCGCCAATCAGGTGGACTCAAACGCCTTGACAGGTGGGGGTGGGGACGACGCGGCGACGATCTATTCCTACTTCACCAGCGGAACCAACGAGGATGCCTTTAAGGCTGACGTCAGTTCTCTGGCAACTGCTGCAAACTTGGCCACTGTCGACACTGTTGTAGACTCCATCAAGGCCAAGACGGATCTCATTCCCGCGGGCTTTGGCACAGAGTGGGCCAACGTCTATAACGTACAGGTCACCGGCATCACAACAACAGTTGAGGCTGCCGCGGGCAAACACTCAGTTGCTGGAACTGTCATGATGTCCACGAACGCCTCACTGGTGGGCGGAGTCCTGACGGCGAAGAAGCCAAGCGACGACACAACGTTCCAGACCTACACCGTCACGACCTCAGCATCTGCTGACAACATCACTGGAGTTTCCTGATGTGGGTTTGGTGGCACTACTCGGCATTCGGCTCCGCGACGGTCATCGTACAGATCGGCCACGTGGGCGCCGTCGCCATGTACTCTAATCAGACGGTTGTGGGAATGGCCCAGTCTGGGGACGAAATTGACTTTTATAAGAACGGAGACCAACCGTGAGTTGTCTTGAGGTATTCCGAGTAAATGAGGCGTCTAGCTTCTCCCTGATGTATCGGGTGTATGTCGACGGGGTTGCCATGGTTCAGGCCGACGTATCGTCAATCGAATACGCGGTAATCAATGAGGGGACGAAGGCAGTCATCACCGCCCTAACTCCCCTGACTGTTGCGAACGTTGTCTACGACACATTGCAGACGGACGTTCGTTGGACTAAGGATAACGTGGGGTACAACTTCAAACATGACGTGGGCCACACTATTACAACTGACCCCGACGTCAGTTATCGGCTGGAGTACAAAGTGACTCTGGCCAGTGGATCAGAGTTCTGGCTGGACTCTGTTGTTGTCAACCTGAACGAAGTATACGGGAACTAATCATGAAGATTGAAGAAGCTGTTAAATGTCTGATCAACGCTGCGGAAGGTCGCAAGGCCAATCGCCGAGAGATTAAGGCTGCATGTCGACTGCTGGAGGAGCAGGTCGCGAAGCTGGAGTGTAAGCAGTGCGACAAGAAGAAACCTGCCAAGAAGGTAGAGCGTAAAGAACTGTGAGCGCCCCCACCGCCGGGGTATATTCCGCACAGCAGAAATACCAGAGTCGGAAGATTGAGGAAGCCTCAACCGTCTCTGGTATTCCTAAGCCTAAAGACCCGACTAGGCGAGCTTCGTGCGAAAGAGACCTGTCTCTGTTTCTCCGAACGTACTTCCCCCATTCAACGGGGCTGAAGCCGTTCAGCGATGACCACGAGACAGCTATCCTCAGGATGCAGTATGCAATCATCGAGGGGGGCGGTACTGTCCTTACGTGTTTCCCGCGTGGGTTTGGCAAGACCACGATCTCCGAGAATACTGCGATCTGGGCATCCCTGTACGGACACAAGAAGTTCATCCCGATCATCGGGGCGGACAAGGGTGCCGCTACAGATACGATTGCTAGCTTGAAGTTTGAGCTCACAGAGAACGATCTGATTGCTGAGGACTTCCCTGAGGTGGTTGTACCATTCAAGCACCTTGACAATAAGTCTCAGCGATGTGCAACCCAGAAGCTCGGAGGCGAGCTAACTTACGTTAAGTGGTCCGCCGAGGAGCTAGGGTTTGCGTGGGTTAAGGGTGATGACGGTGAGTACCTAAAGAACAGTGGAGCGATGTTCCGCTGTTTGGGTATCACCGGACGTATCCGTGGCATGAGTGTGAAGACTCCAGACGGTGAGAAGAAGCGTCCAGACTTCTTTATCCTCGACGACCCGCAGACCGATGAATCGGCGATGTCACCAACGCAGTGTGCGAAGCGAATGTCCATCTATCAGAAATCAGTCCTCCGCCTCGGTGGGCATAATAAGCTTCTGAGCGGTGTAATCAACGCGACCGTGATTGAGCCTGACGATATGGTTGACCAGCTTCTGAGTCAGGAGAAGCACCCTGAGGTTGAGGGCGTTAGGATTCCCATGTTGCGGACGATGTCTGACAATCATGAGGATCTGTGGATGGACTCATACGCTGAGTTGAGACGAACGTACAATCCAGAGGATCCCGGCGACCGTCGCCGAGCCATCAAGGATGCCAACGACTTCTATACCCGGAACCGCGAGGAGATGGATAAGGGGGCGGAGGCGACGTGGGTGCATTGTTACGCGGAGCTCGATGGTGAGGTATCCGCGATCCAGCACGCCTACAACATCTTGATTGACGATGGCCCATACGTCTTTGCTTCCGAGTGTCAGAATGAGCCTGTGTCTCGGAATCCAATGGGTATGGATTTCATGACTCCTGAGGAGATCTGCGAACATAGGGTGGGACGGCACAAGAAGCTCCCCAACAAAGTGGACGTTCTGGCGTTTCATATTGACGTCCAGAAGCGAGCACTGTACTACTGCATCAGTGGAGTCTCTGAGGACTTCTCGATGTACCCGATCGAATATGGGATGTACCCCGAGCAGAAGGGTGGCAAGCTTGGCTATGCCAACATCCGGTCTACCCTGCAACGCCGGTACAAGGGGATGAGCGATGAGATGGTTATCGAACGTGCTGTCGGTGATCTAGTGAAGACCCTGAAGACGAAGCGATTCGCCCGTGAGGATGGGGTGGTTCTGACTGCCGACGTAGGTCTGGTTGACGGAGGTTACCAGTCTGACGCGGTTCACAACGGTGTGCTTCAGTCAGGCCAGAGTGGAGTCTACGTTGCCTACGGTCGTGGGGTGAAAGCTGCGGATACCCCGATGATGCTGCTGAAGCGGTCATCAGGGGAGAAGCGGAGTAAGGACATGTTCGTCCCTTGGCGGATGATGGCTGACGCGAACCGAAGAGGGACCCGGTATGTGCTGTTCTGTTCAAACTCAGTTAAGACGTTCGTGCATCGTCGAATACGAACGGATATCGGTGAGAAGGGTTCCTTCCTCCTGCCTACGGGCGTCCACAAGGAATTCGCGGCACATATCAGTGGGAGTGAATCACCCACGGAAACTGAAGGACCATACGGAAAACTAATTGAGTGGGCTCCCGTTCCGGGCCGCCCCGACAACCACCTGTTCGATTGTCTGGTTGGGTCCGCCGTAGCGGCGTCCATTACCGGACGTGTTCGGTTCGGAGAGCCGATCGAAAAGCCCGTCACAAACCAAAAGAAAGTTTCGTACCTATGAGCAAGAAGAAAGCCACTAAGAAGAAGCCTGCCAAGAAAAAAGCCACCAAAGAGCCTGTACCTTGCGTCAGCACGGTCCCAATCCACTGCCCCCGCTGCGGTTGTTCCGACAGATCGAGGAAAACCGGCACCATTCGTAGGGACGTGAGCGGGTCCACTTCCAGTGGATTTGACTACACTCAGATCGCGTGGAGCTACGTAACCTGCATGGGATGCGAGAAAAATTACAGAATTATCGAGTATTTGGCCCCAACATCCCGCACCCGCGGGGTGAAGTCTGGGCAATAACCTTTTGAGCGAGGTACATTAAGCTATGAGTGAATCAATTTCTCAGTTGGAAGCTGACCTATCTGCCCTGAATTCTGCGATCCGGAGCGGGTTGCTGATGGTTCAGGTTGGTGGGCAGTTGACTCAATATCAGTCGCTGAAACAGATGCGTTCGGTCGCTTCCGACCTCGAACGCCAGATCGCTGACTGCAAGGGAATCGCGAGTCAGAAACCGCGAGTTTCCTCAATCAACACCAGTAGGGGCGTATAATAATGGCCAAGAAGCGAGCCAAAAAGAAGGCTGCCCCCAAGAAGAAGGCGTTCACCAGCGGGTATGACGCGGCCAATAGTTCAAACAAACGCCGTTCCTCCTCCTCAATCCTGAAACGGGAAGAGGATGTCCTGAAGGAACGAGCACGCCGATCCCTGATTGGGACGGGCCAGTACCTCTACCGGAACTTCAGCGTTGTCAGTTGGGCTGTCAAAAAGCATCTCGACTACAACACAATGTTCGATTTTCAGGCCCAGACTGACATTCCTGACCTGAACGAACAACTGGAAGGGCTGATGTCAGAGTGGTCTCTGCCCTTCAATTGTGACGCATCCGCACGTTTCACCTTCCAGCAGTTCCTCAGAGCCTCTGAGATGCGACGTGTTCTGGACGGCGACGTGTTCTGGATCAAACGCCGGGATGGCCGTCTAGGGGCCATTGAGGGTGATCTGATGCGGACTCCGGGCGAGGTATCAGACGGAGAGCGGTGGTACAATGGTGCCCGCGTGAACGTCGATGGCCGTCCGATTGCGTGGGGTCTCCACCGTCGGGAGGACTATGGCAACGTCGAGTTCCTACGGAAGATTCCAGCCCAGAACGTAATTCAGCTATGCCAGTTCGACCGGTTCGACCAGATCCGCGGTGTATCCCCCATGTCTGGGGCATTCAACGCATTTCAGGACTGCTATGAGGGCGTTGACTACGCTCTGGCTAAGATGAAGGTGGAACAGTTGTTCGCTATGGTCATCTACAGTTCCAACAGCAATGGAACTGGGGAGCATCTGCGGAATGGTGACGGGTCCTATGATGTCGATTTTGGCAAGGGGCCGGTTAAGCTGGAGATGGACGCGGACGATGATGCCAAGTTCTTACACTCAGATGGCACAAGTTATGCCACGCAGGACTTCGTGAATCTGGTCATCGGAATGGCTATCAAGAGCCTTGGGCTCCCCTTCAGCTTCTTTGACGAAGCACATACCAACTTCTTCGGCAGTCGTGCAGCATTCTTGCACTACGACCGAAGCTGTAAGGCTAACCGTTCGGTTCTGCTGGAGGCTCTCCGCCGAGTGACGGTATGGAAGATGCGACAGTGGATCCTCGAAGGTAGGCTGACGCTACCATCCGGGATGACTGTTTTGGATGTTGAGTATGAGTGGGTACACGCTGGAATGCCTTGGTGGGATCCATCGAAGGAGATTGACGGCGACATGAAGGCTATCTCCGCTGGACTGGACAACCCCTACCGGGTATGTCAGCGAGTCGGTACCGACTTCGAAGCAAACATCAAGAAGATTGCACAAGCCCGTGATTTCGCTGAATCTCTGAACGTTCCTCTCACATTTGGTGAGGTTGCTGAGCCGGTTGAATATGAAGAGGATGAGCCGGTTGAGGTGGAAGGGAACGAGGATGAAGAAATTGGAAATGAGGATGAAGAATGAGTGTTGATGCTGCCCCAAAAAGGTTCCGTGCTACGATCTCCCGCAACCCTGCCGGCCCTAAAGTCGAACGGGAAGGTGGGATGTTCGAGGCCGGTCTGATCCGGGATGTATCCCTGATCACAGTAGGCGAAGCCCTCGGCCATGAGATGTGGTGCGATGCCCTGTTCATCGAGACTGTGGCTCTGGCTGTGAATCAATCTCCCCGAGGAATCAAAGCTCGGTTCACCCATCCGGGTCTGAGTAGTGATGGGGTCGGCACGAAGCTTGGCAAGTTCGATAACGCACGTGTCGTTGGGGATCAGGTCATCGCTGATATGCACTTCCAGAAGGCCGCATCTAAAACCCCTGACGGCGGCGACCTCGCTGACTACGTCATGACACTTGCGGAAGAAACACCGGAGGACTTCGGTCTCTCTATCGTCTTCGATCACGACTTTGAGGCTTCTGACGACTTCTCCAGCACATGGGAGGACGGCAAGTCTCCAGATGAAGACAATGAATACAACTTTATGCACGCACGGCTGTGGAAGCTGTACGCTGCGGATGTTGTTGACTCACCAGCAGCCAACCCGAGTGGGTTGTTCAAGGCGGGTCAGGAAGCTGCCATCGAAGCTGATGGTTTGCTGTCGTATGCGTTGGGCATTTCGGACGTGAAGCCCTCGCAGTCGCTGTTCAACGTGGATAGTGATAGAGCGAAGCAGTTCTTCGCGAGGTTCTTATCACGTCATGGTCTATCCTTAATTAATGAGGAGGTTGCAATGAGTGAGGAAATCACTCCAGTTGAAGCTCCCGAGGTACAGGCTCCAGAAGGTCTGACGCGGGAAGATTTCAACGCCGAACTGGGTCGATACGTTGAGGCGTTCGGCTCTGAGCGTGGAACCGATTGGTTCCTTGGTGGTGTTGAGTTTGCTGCTGCACAGGCTCTGTGCATCGAAGCTCTGAGCGCCGAACTCTCCGAAGCTCGCGATCAGATCGCTGAACTGAACGAGAAAATTGAGTCTATCGCACTGGGCGAAGAAGACAGCGGAGTTGCCACTCCGGAAGTTCTCGAAGTTGAATCCGAAGTTCGTGGATTCGCTGGCAAAATCAACATTAAGTAAAGGGGTTTTGAACAATGGCTAATGATCTTCTTGCAGTAGCTGATTTCTTGGCTGATGCACTGGACGTGGACAAGACAGCAACGACAGAAGTACTGAACTCTGCACCGCTGGTTTCTCGTTTGCCTATCAGTGACACTGCCGATGGAAGCAGCACTCACAAGTACACGAAGTACACACAGGCTCCTGTTGTTGGCTTCCGTTCTGAGAATGCTGGTCGAGATTACGATCACTCTGTTGACACGGTCGTAAGTGTCAGCTGTTCTATCCTCGACTGGTCATGGCGTGTAGACCACGCAATCGCTCAGTCATGGCGACAGGGTCCACAGGACCTGATCGCTCGTGAAGGTCTGCGTCACCTTGGTGCTGCCCTTTACAAACTGGAACAGCAGATCATCTACGGTACAGATGCTACCCTCGGTGATTCTTCTGGTTTCGCTGGATTCCTGCAGTCTTCAGATCTGGACGCTGTCGCTGATGCCATGGTCATCGACGCTGGTGGTTCTTCTGTTGGTGCTCAGAACTCTGTCTACGCTGTTAAGGCTGGATTCAACGACGTTCGTCTGGTTTCTCCTGCATCTAACGGTTTGCAGGTAGGGGACACGATTGTAACAGAGGCGAATGATGCTAACTATCCCGTCTATTATACACCTGGAAACGCCCTGATGGGCCTCCAGCTGGGCGGAAAGTACAGCATCGGTCGTATCGCCAACCTGCACCCAAGTGACTCTGGTGCTCAGCTTGACGACGACAAGATCTCTGACCTCCTGAGCGCATTCCCAAGCGGAATGGCCCCAGACTTCTTGGTCATGAACCGAGATCGCCTGAAGGAACTTCAGCAGTCACGTACTGCCACCAATCCTACTGGTGCTCCTGCTCCGTTCCCGAACTCTGCTTTCGGTGTACCTATCATCGTTACAGAAGCTCTGGTTAACTCTGAAGCTGTTGAAGCGTAAGTATGTCTGACGATCTATCTCCTCACGAACGTGCAATCCGCACAGGTCTCAACACAGCACGTCGCTACGGCGGCGTGCCTGTGACCTACACTCGCGGAGCCACTACACTGACAATCAGCAATGCTCTCCAGTCTACGACTGTTAAGGGGAACATTGAGGTTGGTGGTGAGGAGCAGGTTGTAGAGACACAGGAATGGTTAATTGCTGTAAACGATCTCGCCAGCCTCGGTACTCCCGAGGTTGGCGATATCATTGCCCGGAACATTCAGGGTACTGTTTATTCGTTTACAGTAGAGACGCTGGAGTTTGGCGACGTCGCTTGGGACTGGACCGACACCGGCAAAACACAGTTTGTCATCAACACTCGCAAGGACGGGGCTTCAGCCTACGAGGTATCGGAGCCGAACGGATTCGATCTTCAGGGCAACGAGTTGCGTTACTAATGGCTGACAGGAAGATACTCAAAGGGTACATCAAGGGTGCCAAGTTTGTTAAGAAGAAATTTGCCAAACTAACCCAGACCCAATCAAACCGTGCACTCTCTAAGGCATTGCTGGCAGGGAGCAGGATCGTTCGCGACAACGCACGTCTGAGAGTACCTACCAAGTGGAGACATCTTTCCAAAGCTATTGGGGCGTCACAGTCGAAGCAGAACATTCCGGGCGTTCCGAAATCTCTCCGACCCTCTAAGGTTGGTTGGTCAGTAGGAAAGAAAAAGGGGATCTGGTCTAAGAAGGCCAGAGCCGCTACCGGTAAGGGTCGCAAAGGCGGCTACGGTAAGGGTGTTGGAATTGGGCCTCGAAACATCAAGTGGTTTGTTCTCGGAACCAAACCACGTTTTACCGGGTTCCATCGGCAGACTGCTAATCAGAAGAAGACCGGTCAGGTAACTCGCAAGAGGAACAAGATCGGAGTTAGATATACAGGGCGGATTAGATCACACTGGGGACGACATCTCCGACCGATCTTTAGAAATGCTCTGAAGGCAACACAGAAGGAAGTCCTTAAGACCATCAAGGCTTCCGCAATCAAAGATTACAAGAAAATCCTCGCCAAGACGCGAGCTAAGAAAAAGGGTAAATAACAATGGCACAGATCAAAGGGAAGGGCACCATCTTTCAGGTGGACGTGGCTACTATCCTTACTGCCGTAGCTCAGCTAACAGACGTTTCTATGAGCGGGGCGGAAATCGAGACTTTCGATGCAACAACACTGGACCAGTCAGGTGCGGGCAAGACCCTCGGCCAAACTGGTTATTCTGAGTCCGGTGAACTGAGCATCTCAGGATTCTTCGATCCGGATAACGCACAACAGGCACAGCTTCTGGCGTACATCGAAACGCCTGCGGAGTTTGATGCCGCAATCACTTTCACAGACGCTACCCCAGCAACTTGGAACTTCGTCTGTGGTGGATGTTCATTCGACGTAACAGTATCCATGAACGACGCTGTTAAATTCTCTAGCACGATGCCACTGTCTGGTATCTCAACTGACTGGTAGGAGTAAATATGAAAGCCCGACTGCTTCATACTGTTCCCGCCTCCCCTAAAGCTGACCCTGCGTTGGTTATTGAGGAGAACGGAGTCAAGTACATTCCTGAAGGGACGGTCATCGACCATCCCGATGCGTACCGACTGGTACATGGTGGACATGCTGAGGCGGCAGACGATGAGTGTGCCGCCGCAGCCGCCAAGCTCGATCCCAAATCAAAGGGAGCGATGAGGGCTGCCCACGACCAGCTTATGCAACAACACAGGGATGCACAAGAAGAACTGTTGAACGAAATCTACGAAGAAGAACTGGAGGAAGGCGATGAGTAGTTTATCACGCGAAGCGTTCCTCCGACCTGCTAAGGTGAACGTTGTAGAGGTTCCCGTTCCGGAGTTGGGAGGCTCTGTCTTTGTTAAAGGCATGACAGCCAAAGACCGATCACGTTTCGAAACTCAGTTCCAGTTGAGCTCAGGTAAGAGCAATACTCGGAAGATGAAGGAGATCCGTGAGCGTCTGGTTATCGCATGTCTGTGCGACGAAGAAGGCGTCCTATTGCTACAGGACTCAGACGTTGACGCTGTGGGCTCTCAGCCCGCCGCTGTCATCGAACGTATCGTTGAGGCCGCCCAGAAGGTTTGCGGCATGAGCAACGATGACGTTGAGGATCTGGCAAAAAACTCCGGCGAGACCACCGCAGACTCTTAGCATTCCGTCTCGCACGTATGACTGGTGCACTCGACGTAGACGCTGTGCTGGATTCTATGACTCCAGCACAGTTTGATGAGTGGGCCGCCTACGATCAGGTTGAGCCTTTAATGCACTCAGAACGGGTGCTGGCTCTCCTGACCGTGATGGTTAACCAGTTCATGGGTGGGGAATACGAATCAATCGCTGACTCGGTTCATCCTTGGGACACTCAGGATAGCCGGAAGATGTCGGCAGCGGACTTTAAGAAAGAGGTGGGTGGTCGTGGCAAGCATGAATGACCTAGTCGTCAGCATTGGGGCTGACATTGGTAATCTTCGTAAAGACATGAAGCGGATGGAGATGGTTGTCTCCCGCTCATCGAAGAGAATGGGTAGGCTCTTTGGGTCTGCCTTTAAGCTGTCCCATCTGACAACACTTACCCGGAACTTGGCGGCTATGGGGAGGACGGCTGTTGCCGCCCTCTCCGGCCCCATCCAGTCATTCGCAGAGTTTGATACAACGCTGCGGATGGCGATGGTCCGTGCTGGTGGGATGCGTGGTCACTTCGAACGTATGAAGGCGATGGCCCTCGACCTCGGAAGTACCACATCCTTCACGGCAACACAGGTTGCAGAGTCCATGGTGCAACTGGCAACTGCCGGTTTCAACACGGATGAGATCGAGGCCATGCAGTCTCCGATCCTGTCTCTCGCACGTGCGACCGGTACGGATCTCCCCAACGCGGCTCAAGTGGCGGGATCGCTCATACGCCAGTTCCAATTGGACGCCAAAGAGACAACTCGCGTCGTTGATGCAATGACGTTCGCGTCCAACAACTCGATGTTGACGGTCGAGAAACTGGGAGAGGCTTTCCGGATCTTCGGGCCTGCTGCATCTGCTATGGGTGTTAGTCTGGAAGAGTCTGCCGCGGCGGCTATGCTCCTCGCTAATACTGGTGCGGCTGCCACCACGATTGGTACAGGTCTGCGACGTGTACTAAACACGACGGTTGCGGATGCTGAGGCACTGAGCAAAGTCTTCAAGGGTGCCAACTTCCTGAAGGATGGTAACTTCATCGGCCTGATCGCTGCCTTAAAGGAGATGAATCGGTCTATGGATCAGATGGCTCTCACCGGAACACAGCGGGTCGCTAAGCTCAAAGAGGCTTACAGTCTGCTCGGTGTTACCGCGGGAACCGTCCTGACCGGCAGTACCGATGAGATCTTAGAGAACTTCGAACGTATGTCTGCGGGCATCGAGGGGATGGCTGCGAGGTCTGCCCAGACAATTGATGCGGGTATCGGGGGATCCATCAACCGCCTTACATCGGCATGGGATGGCTTCAAGATGAAGGTCTTGACGGAGTTCGAGATCCCGCTGATTGATGCGTTCGAGTATCTGACATCGAAGCTGAAGGGGTTGGAACCGCTGATTGTCCCGATGGCTGAGAAGGTCCGGCTGATCTTCGTTGACATAGTGGCATGGATTCAGGCTGCGAGGCGGCACGTCCCCCAGGCGGTCACCCATGCGGTCAAAACGCTGGTTGGGGGTTTTGAGTTAGCCACAAAAAAGATGACGGATGGTTTCGTCTACTTGTTCGAGGTTACCCTCCCACCTCTTGTTGAACAGCTTATGACAGACGCTGGGAAGAACGCCGCCTATGGGCTGGGTAACATGCTCAGGCCGGGGGTGAAGGTGAAGCGGGACGAGATTGACCCGAACTCTGAGGCCGGTCGTGCATTGGCGCGGATCCGAGCACGCAAAGAGAAAGAGGCGTTGAATAGTGTGGGCCTCTCAGGGTTCTTCAAGAAGCAGCTTGCCGGACCATATCAGAAGTTTATGAATGATCTGACATCCACCCGCGAGAAGCTTCGGAGCGGAGTCCTCCAGAAGATAGCTGAAGAGGCGGCAGCCAAGGCCGCGGCTATCGCTGAATCTCGGAAGAAGATGTTTAAGGAGGCTCAGCCAGCAAAGGTCACTCCGTGGCACGAGATGATCCAATGGCTCCCACTGTTTAATAAAGCCGTCAAGAAGGTGGAGGCTCCTCCTGCTGAGGTCCACGGATTTGGTGGTGGGGGTGCTGAACAACTCGGCTCCGCTGCGGCGTACAAGAAGGTATTTGACTACTTCACTGGTCGAAAGCAGAACAAAGCGGATCAGGAACGAAACAAGATCCTGAAGAAGATTCAGGAGAACACGAGGCCCGAACAGGATCTAGTGGTAGGATTGGAAGGGGAAATTTAATGACCGTTACTTTCCACGGCGTGACTGACAGGTCCGCTAAGAACGACGCGGGGATCCGAACGTACAGTGTTACGTTCCGCCTCTCCACGGATGACAAGTCCGATGGCCCCTTCGCTGTTGGTAGTCATCCAGACCTCCCGGCCATCGGGTCTGTATGGCCCGAGGATGCGACCGCCTATTGCAACTCCCTGTCCGTGGATAACTCGGACCCGTGGCGTGGCTGGCATGTCACTGCGACGTACACAGACGAACGTACTTACGGATCCGTTAACGGTCTAGGGGCATCCAGCGGCGGCAATCCGGGGACAGGAACAGCCAGCAACCCATATAAGGCAGAGGGGGCCTCCTCGGACCCTGCATATGATGAGGTGCAGTTTTCGTGGGCGGGCCATACCTATGAAGAGGTTGTGACGGTGGATGCAGTGGATGGGGACCCAATCCTCAACACCGCTGGCGACCCTTTTGCGGAGCCTGTTACCCGAGAGGTAACCGATGCAATCTGTACGGTCAGTTACAGTGGGTCAACTCCCCCGGCTGAAGTTCTGGCCCTCCAGAACTACGTCAATGACGCGGCAATCACGGTTGATGGTCGAACCTTCCCGAAGCGGTCGATCCGGCTACAGAACTTGAACGTCGGGCCGCGGATGACCCGCAACGGCCAGACGTTCCGGAGGATCAGTTACCAGTTGAAGTTCCGCCAAGGGCGAGACATTGCCAACGTAGATGGTGACGCGGCATTCATCGAGTCAACTGGGTGGGATTACATCGCCCTGTCTACAGGGTTCCAAGAGCTGTACACCATCGCTGGTAATGAGCGGAAGAGGCACTGTAAGAATCCTGACGGAACGAACGTAAAAGAGCCTGCTCTCCTCGACGCGAATGGGCGTCAGATATCTAGTGACAATACCGACCTTGCAACGATACAGGATTTGGCATTCTATCAAGGGTTCCGCCTCTATCCGGGTGGAGACTTCTCACTTCTTGAGGGAGTGGATGCAGCATGAGGGGGTATAAACTCAGCGAAGAGATGGTCAGGGCAGTTCGGGCGGTTATTAAGGACTTCCAAAACGAACGTCAGTTCTCGACCTCTAAGAAGGGATATAAACGCGAGCGTGTCCAGCAGGAGGACATCGTGCAGGTTAAATGCACGACGGCTATTCCTGCTGCCACGGACTCCTTCACATCGCCGAGTACCTCCGGCAAAGCCAAGCTCCAGCTTGTTGCCAGCGATGGCTCCCTGAGCGATTACTCCCCTGAGATTGAAGTCGAAGTTATCAACCATTCCGAATCGGATTCATGGGCGGTTGATGACTATCTCAAGATCCACATGATCGATGGCCGATGGCACCCATACACCGGCAGTGGTGGCGGCGGCGGCGGCGGCAGTACCTGCTGTCAGGTGGAAACTGAGATATTCGATATCATAACAACGAACGGGCAGCCCGGATCTGGGAAACGGAGCATCACTAATTCATGTGACGGCGGGGCTCCCCTTGCGTGTAGGGCATACTTCGACGGGACCAGCGATGCCACGAAGCCCGGTGGTACAGGAGTTTTTGCAGTAAACAACCGCAATGCCGGGTACGTCGAGTGGTCAACGGCCTCCGCCCCAGAGCTAACTTACGACCCTATCCGTGATATGTGGTTGAAAGATGTGAGCTCAGAGATATCCGTTTATGACAGTTCGGGTACAGATGTTACGGGGTCGTCGACTGGCATTGAGGCCGAGTTACAGGAGAGACCTGACGGCAGTACCGTGGTTCTGTGGATGCAAGCGACCTACTCCGGCGCACAGAAGTACGCGTTCTTTCAGTGGCAGGTGGACGTGCCTACCCCGAGCCTTAGCCGCCCACCCCTGACAAAATCCCGGACGTACTCACAGCTAACAAGCTACGACCGCAACATAGAGGTTGGTTCCCTCCATCTATGTAGTAAACCCATCCAGAGCACTCCCCCTTCGGGAACTGTAGATATCTCTCTGGTTCCGGAGATTACCTCCAGCACGGACTCAGACTTCGGGGCAACCCTCACCTACACGATAACTCTGAAGGTCGTCAACGACACGTCAGAATCTATAACAGTTCACTACGATCCGAACGATATGATTGGTGGGCATTGGCTGGCGTGGGAGGGTAACGTAGGCTACTCCTTGTTTGCGACAGCCACGACCTACAGTGTGGCCGCCGGTGCTACTAACAACAAAGTGGTGTTGACCCGCTCCCATACAATCTACTGGGGATATGGAAACCCCACCCCAGATGCCATACGGATTGTCACTGGTGGGGAACAGTACGCAATCGGAGATACTTCCACAGATCAATACGATTCCGGGTACATCTCCGCGGACTTCACATACTATCGCGGAGGGGATATCCTATATGCCTAGTCCATCTTTCGACACAAAATCCGGTCTCACCATTTTTGGTGACACTAAGGTTACTAGAATCCAGCAGATCCTTCCAGTATCCCCATCTGATGATGATTGGGTCCGGATATACAACGACACTGGCGGTACTCTGTTCCTTATGGCGAGTAGCAATATCAACGGGTACGCGAAGCCCTATATATCACGAGCCGCCGAATGGTTGCTGTGTTCTTATGATGCCACGAATAAATGGACCGTAAGGCGAACAGCCAACTATCCAACAGTGTTGGTTAGCGTAGATGGCACTCTGGCGACAGCAAAGGACCAAATACCAGCAGATCACATGAACGTGGATGATCTAGTGTGTTTCCTGAACACGGAAGCTGACGGTATTTATCAGGTAACAGACAATGCCGGGACTTCCGAGTTCTCTCAAGTAACTTCTTTCGGCGCAACCACCCCCTCCTCATCATACACCTCACAGATCGTAGGCACCACCACACTCAACCTGACCTCAGGCTTCGCGAACGTACAGCTTACGGCAACCGATCTGGACGGGAGTGGGTCTGATTACTCTATCACACTTGCCAGCGACAGGATCGAGTTCGACAACACGGACGGGACGAAGTCCTATAAGGTCACATACTCAATGGACGTAACGTCAGGGATAGTGCTATCGCCGATTGACCTGCGTGCGGAGTTGGACAATGTCTTAGTCTCCCGCAGTGCTGCATCCATCGAACTCTCAGCGAATCAGGAGGCGACAATAACGAAGTCCTTTATTGTCACCCCTCCGACCAGTGCATCAAACAACAATTACCTAGACTTCCTCGCACGGCAGAGTGATGCGTTGCCGGATGGGGCTGTCGTAGAGATTCTAGTTCTCATAGAGCGAGTGGCATAGGAACAGACTAATGGAAATCACGCCCGGAACAGTATCCACAACGATAGGAGCACTTGTCTCTGCAATAGTTTATCTCTGGCGTCAGCAGGTTGAGGTGGCGAGGGAGACAAGGACTAAACTCGAACGTACGGAAAAGCGTCTACTCGACGAGGGAGAGAAGATCCTCTCCTTGACGCGGGAAGTTTCATTGGTCAAAGGGAGGCAGGAGGGCGTTGAGGACCTCGCCAACCAAGTTTTAGAGATAGTGAGAGGGGAGGATGGATCAGGCAGTAATTGAGTGGTTCCACAGGTTCAGCACCCTGCTGAATCCAATGGTCTATTTCTGGTGCATATTGGTGTTGCTGTGCTATGTGCGGTCAGTAAAGTTAAGGCCGGACACTATGCCGGCGTGGTTGATTCTGGGGATCTTTATCAGCTTTGTGGGTGAGTTGGTTGACAACCTGTTTTGGAATGGTGCGTGGGCAGCGTACCACGCACAGGGAGTCGACCACGAGAGATGGATGCGTTACGGGCCGGTGAGCAATTCCATTTTCAGGCAGTTATTCTGTGCGGCCGCAGCAATGTGCCATGTGATACCGGCCGTACGTAATAAGGAAGCCAGAATGTGGGTTGTAGTATTGAGTCTGGTGTTGGCCCTGTTCCTGTTCTGGCTGATGTCCTATTTAGGGCAGAACATGTAGAATAGCTTTCCTCGGAAAGCGAGAAACCCCCGTGGGCGAGTCGGGCCGCTCCGGGGGTTTTTTCGTTTAGTGTTTGGCCACATCTTGTGGTGGGACCATCTCCAGAAGTATCTCAGGGACCCGGTATGTCAGTCCTCGGCAGGTGGGCCGGGGGCAGTAGTTGTGAATTCTCAGCCCTCCGCAGATCCCGACTAGGCGACCTCGGGTAGGGAGAGGATACTCCTTACCTTCGTTCAGGTTGGCGGTAGATATCCCGTGGATAATGAGCCCATGCTTTCTGTCGAAGAAAGAAGCGGGACCTAGTATCTGTGTCACCATTATTCGGGGGGCAAGGGGATATTCCCGAGTCTGCCTGACCTCAAAGACGCTGCCAACCACAGCACTCCCCGGACTGATCCACTTGTAGCCCCCGAGTTGCTTCAGCCCCCATTTATCCTTCGGGAGTCCGTAGTGCCAAACATATGATTTCTCTGCTGCTAGAAACCGATCAAAGACCGGCCCTGCCTGTGCCACATTCGCGAGCACCAGCAGGAGGGTTAGAGCTTTCATTTAGTTTCTCCATAAAAGTTAGTGATGAGATCGATCCACTCATCTACCGGGTGGGACTTCTCCCACCGACGGGAGGTCCAGTCTATCGTTGGAAGACCTGTTGGCCCATCAATGCAAAACAGGTTGAGGAAGCCAAACATCCCGAGTTGAAACACGAACGCAACGACAACCAGCCAGCGGTACTTCGTTCGGCTCAATCCAATCAGCATCCCTACCAGTAGGAGGGTTGCGACGGCCTTCACCGTGATAAACAGAGAGACCCCTCCCTGTTCCAACAGCCAAACACCCGCGGGGTTCCTCTCCAGTTCCACGATGGTCTCAGAGTAAATCCACGTCATGGAGTTGTCATAGGCTGCCACTACCCCGATGACCAGTATCATTGCGTAGTATCTCATTTCAGAACTCCAGTTCCTTTTGCTTCGGTTTCTCGCCCTTGATGTATTTGTTTCGCACGTCAATGGTAACAAACTTGTCGCATGAAGTACAGACACACCTCAAACCTTTTGCTTGATTTGCAGGGTTATCGAACTCCCACCGCTCGATGGTCGGGCGGTAGGAGTAATCTTCCGTAGCCTCGAAGACGGCATCAGTGCCACAGTGGGGACAGTGCATTGCCTCCTCCTATCCAGCAAGAGAGTCGGTGAGCAAGTTCACACTTAGTTCGGTCCAGTTTGTCGTTCAGAAGGATTGTGTGGTTGTCAGCCAACTCCAGCGGGATGTATCGCCGGCTATCGCCCTCGAACGTACAGCCTTCCCTTGCCAGCTGGACAAGGAAGAAGTTCTCCTGTCCCACCATATCAATCAGCGGTAGGATCTCTTGAACAAACCCACCATCTGAGAAGATGTGCAACCGATCCGGCGTGAGACGCTGGGCAGCATAGCGACCAAAGTAATCCTCACCGAAGTTCGGCTTGATGACCTCTTCGCTGACGTACATCAACGCCTGACGCGGCGAGCGTCCCCCAAGGGACTCCATCGGTTCCTCCTTCCAGTCCCGGTTGGCACAGACATACTGGAACCACTCATGGTCGACCTGCATGAGCGTAGCAGTCAGGTCAATCAGACCGTCCTTAAACGCTCTCCGCTCGACGCGGGCCCCAGTGTATTCGTCTCGCATGGCGTCAGCCAAAGTGTCTTTGCCACTATTCGGTGGCCCGTTCAGTATTACTACTCGCGTGGTCATGCGTCACCTCCGACCCATTCGATGATATCTCGGATACCATATGCGAACGCCCGTTGGACTGCCTGTCGGGATACACCCAGTTCTTCAGCAATCTCCCGATACACTTTCCCCTGAAGAACCCCCCTGATTGCCGATCTCTGAGGCTCCGTGAGCTTCGGAAGCAGTTCCTCAACCATCTCCCTCCGTGTTTGCAGCCACTCGCAGTAGGTCCGTCGCTGTTCCTCTACCTCAAGTATCTCTTCCGCACATTTAGTCCCGTCACTCAATAAATCCGACTGTGGGCCAATCTTATCCCCACTGGATGTAGTGAGGTCTAATTGTTGGGCACTCTTGTAAAACCGGTTGTGGGCCAGTTCCTGTAGGTTCTGGATTCTCCAGCGTGCCTTGGTCTGGGCGTATGTGGCGAACTCTACTCCCTGGTCCGGATCGAACGTCTGGGCCGCCTGCCAGATCCCGATCAATGCTTCAGCGTACTCCTCTGAGTCCTCTACGATTGAATTTTCTGGCAGGTATAGGCGTGCGATATAGCTTGCCAGTCCGATGTGGTCTTCAACATTTTCCATGATTATTCTCCTGAAAGTCGGTACTTAGTGAAACGGCCATCTTGAAACGCTTCTAGTTGGCCTGATGCTACCATCTGGTCGAGCAGGTCTCTTGACTTGCCTGATTTATCGTATCGGTTGCTACTGAAAGAGTCAACAGTAGAAGCGTACTCAATTATCAAATTTTTCCGATGTTCTATCTTTAGCTCCTCGTCAGCCTTCTTTTCCATCTCCTCGGCATCCCTATTGGCTGCTTGCCATTCGCGGAGATCGGTCAGTTTGGCTTCCCACTTGTGCTCATCGAACGCAAGGTGCCACCGTGCGAACTGATCATCGCGACCACCGAGAGCCACAGCGAGTTCGTGTTGACCATCCCCGGCGTACTTGCTCAGGCGACCCATCAACCAGTAGTTGCCCGCGAACTCGGCGATCCCGGCCTGAGACAGGTCCGATAGGTCTGGCACATCTTCGTAGTTGGCAGACTTCTTCAGGTGGTGGCTCAGGATGAGCTCGCACGAATCCCGACAGCACTGCTTCAGGTTCCGCAGGGCGAAGCCTACCTCGAATACGTTCGATGTGTTGATGCCAGCCATTGCCATGTAGAGCGGGTCTAGGACCAGCACTTCGGTCTTATACTTCTCTACGATCCCACTGATGGCGTCTAGGTCCTCCTTGCTGGAGATAGAAGGGAAGTCCACGGTCTCAATCCGAAGCCTGTCACCGAGATCTTCAGGCTTCAGGTCGCGGGATTCCATAGCCAGCCGGATCCGCTTCATGGCTCCGCGGCCACTGGACTCACCGGTTAGGAATACAACCCGTTTCTGCTCGCTGATCTCCATCAGGTCCAGCCACTTCGAGGCGTCAGCCAGAGCAACAACCAGATCGGACAGCAGGGTAGTCTTCAAGGACTTCTGCCGGGCCCCGAACACTGTTGGCTGACCCTTGGCGAACGTCTCTTCCACGTACCAGTCTACATCTTGCGTGGACAGTTCCCAGAGCTCGGACACTGTGCGACCAGAGAACCGATCTCTGTGCTCCTCAGTCGCTGCCTGTTCGACGTAGGGAGCCGCCTTCAGGAAGTCCTGAATGGATCCCTCTACGTCTGCGAGATCTCCCCCAGCGATCAGGCTAGAGGTATCGTAGACGCGGATAGTGCAGCTAGAGGGCAACAGCGTCTCCACATCGGAGGCGTACTTGCGTCCAGCATCGTCATTGTCGGGGACAATCCAGACTTGCTTGCCCGCCAATACGTTCCAGTTCGAACGGTCGGCAGACTTGCTCCCCTGACTGCTGGTCGTGGCCACCAGCCCACTGGCGTTGACAGCGTCCGCTGCCTTCTCACCTTCGCAGACAATCACCACGTCCTCGCTGAGGATCCGCGGCAGGTTGTAGAGTGGCCGTTTGCCGGGCATTGCCTTACAGGCCCACCCATCTGGGAACCGGCTGTACTGCCTGAATGTCTTACCGCCGCGGCCATCATCGAGCCGCAGGACCCGACCGGCCAACTGTCCACGTTCGTCACAGTAATCCCAGCAACCGACTTCAGCCAAGTTATGAGTCAGGCGACTCGCACGAATAGCCTCATCGAGTGTCGCGTAGTAGCGGACCTTTGGTTTGGTTGATACGTGCTCGTACCCTTCTGGCGGGAACATCGTAGATTCGGCAACGCCAATTGCCTGACAGACGGCAGATGCGGTACATCCGCGGCTGTGGCAGTGCATTATGACTGCCCCAGTATCCGATTCATTGATGGCGAGGTTAAATCCCTCCCCTCCGTGGGCGGGGCACTGACACCGGCCAGTCATCTCATCATGCTCGAAGCCTGCTGCTACCACAGCTTCGATGATTTTATCCTTCGGTGATTGCATGTTCTTTCCTTTGGTAAATGGGTGGAGCCCCCACATGGGGGCTCGTTGGATGGGACTATTGCCTGCGTTACGATCGGTCACGGACGATGGCAACCTTCACCGCATTTTAGATGCCTGCATCGCGATATTCCTTGAGTGAGTTCAGAAGTGACTTTTGCGTCCCGTCCTTAGATTCTAATCGACGATGGCACAGTGTGTCAACAGTTTTTTCCAAAAGAATCCGGTGAATCCTGACAGATCCTTGAATACCCTGTCGGTGGAGCCTCGCGTTCAACTGGAGATAGGTCTCCAGACTGTCTGTCAGCCCCAGCCAGATGATGTCATTGCCTGCTCCCTGCATGTTCAGGCCGTGGCTCAGAGCCTGCGGCTGAACAGCCAGAACATCAACGCGGCCCTCGTTCCACATCCGGCACAGCTTGTCTGTCTCCGTGCCTGAGGTCTTGCCACAGATCCGGTGAATCTTCCGCTTCAGATGGGCACACAGACGAACGTAATCAGCGTCAAACTGGTACGCCACGATGACAGGCTTTCCCTGTAGTTCCTCAATCAGGCTCTCTACAACCTCCAGCTTGATGCTGTGGAGATCTTCAAAGCTCTTGTCCTTGTTGTAGACGAATCCATTGGCCATCTGTCGGCACATCAGGTACTTCGCACCTGCGTTCGACGCAACCAGTCGGGAGTCTGGGAGCTCTAAAAGCATCTTTTGTTCGAGCTTCCGGTACTGGCTGCGGATCTTGTCTGGCATATCCACCCAGATATCATTGGTTAGCAGTTCCGGCAGGTCGAGGTGGTCGCTCATGTCGATGCGGTACGTCCTCGGTGCAACGGCCTTTTCGATCTGCTCGGTTGCTCCGCCTCGGAGGATCCACTGATACCCCTTGAATCCACCGCGAACGAAGTACTTCATTCGGAAGCGAGTGATGGCCTTGCCGAGTGTCTCGCCGCCGTCGGCAATGAACATCTGCGGGAAGAGGTCTGCAATCGTGTTGGGGGTGGGGGTGCCCGTCAGGATGACCCGGCTTGAGAACTTCGGGACCAGTTTACGGATGGCCTTCGTTCGTTTCGCTCCCCAGTTCTTGAACTTGGTGGACTCATCAACGACCAAACAGTCCCACTCCGGGAGATCCTGCTCCAGCAACCACGGTAGAGCCTCAGGGTTGATTAGGTGAACGTCTGCGTCCTCCTGCAACGCGGCCATTCTGGCTTTCGGGGATCCGTGGACTAAGCTGAACGTCAGCCCATTGAACTGGTCCCACTTCGCTGCCTCCTGACGCCAGACGCCATAGATAACACGCAACGGAGCGACCACCAGCGTCTTATACTGGTGGTCGTGGATGTGTTGCAGACTGATCGCTGTTTTCCCGGCTCCCGGGTCGAGCAGCAAGGCCGCCTGTTGTTTGTCGGCGAGAAACTCAATGGCTTCTCGCTGGTAGGGATGTGGATGAAACTCCATTAGGGCACTCTCTCAATAAAAACGGGTTCGCTAATACAGGCCGCTCCGGCAATCCGTAAGATCCGGAGACGCTCAGAGGGGGTTAGGATTCGCATCTCGGTTGACCCCTCACCGGAGTATATCGTCTGGGGGGTTCCTACGTCAAGCATCTTTCGTTCGACGTCACGGGCATCCTCGACTTCCCAGAACAGGACGTCATACGCGGTACAGCCAGCCTTCCTCATAGTCTCTTCAATGCGTCCGGTGTTCCGGCGGATGGAGGTGAGACCAACCTTATGGATGATCTGGCCCCCATAGTGGAACACGTACAGGTAGACAGCATCATTGTCAGACGAACGGTACCCCGCATCCATATGGGAACAGCATTCGTCCAGCCACCCATACCGCTGGGCGGCAGAGTAGCTGGCCCGATGCCCGCGGGACCAGTCATGTCGTCCGCGGAAGCGGTTGGCCTGATCTTGACACTTCTCCTGTGTCCACTTCCTCGGTCTAGCCATGCTTCAATTCCTCGGAGGCCAGTTCTCGAAGATGTACCGCTTCCTTGTACTTTCGCCAGTGAATGCAGAACCTCATCCAAGCCTCAAAGTGGGTCTTTACGCCTGAGTGGCGGGCATCGAACCACAGGTTTGCGGCAGCGAAGTGGTGTTGGGCCACTCGGTCCCACGTGTTCCGTTCGAGAATCCATACAGTTTCGGGGTCCATTATTTTACATCCTTAAAATTGCCGTCGTTGTCGTAGATGGTTACTTCCGCAAGTGTCTCGATCCAGACCCTCGCCCCACAACTGAGGGGCTTCTCTGGGTAGACAACCAGAGAGGGGCCGTGGATCTCAACCTGATGTCCGTAGTGATTACCCGATCCTGTCTTACAGGTCAGTACCGGCCTGTCCTCTCCCTTGGCGTTGGCCCGGATGTTGTGTTGGTTCACGTGGATCCGTTTGACCCCCGTCTGGCCTTTGAGTGTTCTGTTCCTCATAGTTCGTCCCAGTGTGTAATCATAAAAGCGGCGTAAAAGATGATGACCATGACAATCAGAATGCCATGCAGTGCGGTGTTTGCATCAGCATTCATCGCCGCACACCTCAAGGCAGAATTCGATTACTTCTTGAACGCAGTCGGATACGATGACGTTCATGTTCTGGGCAGCAAGGGCTTCAATGAACTCCTCTTGCATCGGGCGGAGTGTTCCGTCGTAGCGTTTGAACTCGATGAAGATCACGACGCCATTCCAAATGAACGTTCGATCCGGAAACCCGTTAACCCCATCAACTCGCAGTTTATAACACTCAGCCCCAACGCGATCAGCCCACGCACAAAATGCTTTTTCAATGGCAGCCTCAGTCGTCATTTCTTGTACCTCTTGCTGGCGAACCCTTCAACCTCGATTGGACAGCCAGCGGCCCACCAAGGAGTAGTCTTCATAATCTGTTCAAGGCCGTCGAGGTCTCGAACCCAGTCATCCTTATCCCGTTCAACTACAATTTCGTCGTGAACGTGGAGGATGGTTTCGTAGCCTGCTTCCTCGCACTTCAACAGTGCATCGCAGAGCAGATCGCGGGCAGTAGCCTGCGTGATGTTCTCGACAATCAGCCCGCCGTAAAGCCTCTTGGTCCCCCAGCTGTTGTTGAGTCCTACACCCATGAAGGTAACCTGATCAACGATCTGTTCTTCACAAGGGTGCATCTCTGGGTTGGGGAATCGACGTGTTACCTTCTTTAGGTCTCGCTTCGGGATGAACCAGCCATTGTCTTGTGCGACACAGCCAGCCTCTTCCAGCCACTCTACCGCCTCTTCACTCTGGACATCCAGTTGAGCGATGTACCCAATTGTCCACGGGGCAACAACCTGTTCGATCTGCGGTGACCGGTAGTGGAGGCATCGCGTAGACGGCAGCATCAGCTTCAGGTAGTCACCCTCTACGGCAGCCTTGACGTGGTCTCCGATCTCATACCAGTTGCCCGGATTCTTCACGGCGTTAACGCACGCCTGGTTAGCATCAGACCACAACTGACGTACGTTCGGGTTAACATCCCGGTACGCCTTGATGATCCGCTTGGACTCTCTCGCAGAGATGACCGTACCCTGGACCTTCAACTGATCGCGGAACGCACGCCAGCCCATGCTGTAGCCGCATCCGAGGACGGCCATCTTGCCCATCTGTCGACGCTCCGCACCTGCCTTGGTGGCCTTGGTACATTCCGAACGTTCGAGGTTGTAGATTTGAGAAGCCATGTCCTCATACACAATCCCCGACTCGCCGACTGCATCACCCTCTGTGTATAGGTCAATCACTCGCTGCTCCCCAGCCAACCAAGCCAGTACGCGGGCCTCGATGGATGCGTAGTCCACGATCAGGAACTCACGACCCTCTGGTGCCTCAATGAAGCTTCGCAGGCAACTGGAGATAGCCTCAGGGATGTTCGCGGAGATCTCTTTGATTGACTCCGCCCGTTCCATTGGACCAGACAGAGATAGGCTCTCTCGCGTTGCATTAATCTGATCATCCGTCAGGCTACCACGGGGAATGTTTTGCGTCTGAATGCCGCGACCGGCGAAGCGTCCTGTTGCTGTTGCTCCGTAGTACGCCGTACATCCGCACGCACGGCCCTCATCATTGGCCCACGACCTGAACCGGGCCAGCTTGCCCAGTGAAGACAGAGCGTAGTTCTGGCGTAGCTCCAGTACCTCTCTTGACTCTGCGTCCATGTCACCAGCCAGAGCCTCTACTACCGCATCTTTACGGAGGGTCTCAATTTTTAGACCCCTCCCCTGTAGCCACTGGAGATTGGCAGACACTTGGTTGACGGTCTGTACCTCTCCGTCCGTGATCGTCCGCAGACGTTCGTTGGCAATCTCCTTGGCTGCATCGATAACCTCTTCGGCAGACTCAACGTCCGCCACTGCTACTGGCACGCCCCGCAGGTTGATGCGTTCGTTCGCAACCCAGATAGCCCGTTCCCCCGGATCCATCGGAGGAAGGGCGTGGTGGATAGCATACTCAACAACGACGTCCTGCCGACAGTATGCCTTGAGCCGATCCATACTCTCTTCGTCATCGATCCATTCGACACGCCGTTCCGTCGGAAACAGACCGTCGCTGGTTGCCTCATGCACCCGGCGAGGTTTGCACATCTTGAGCATCAGGGCTCGCCCGGCAGAGTCCTTCTCCGTAGCGAGCCCCAATGCTTTCGATGCTCCGTCGAGGCTGCGAGGTAGTCCATAACTCGCCGCCAGTGCAGCCGTGCAATGCCACTGTTCCAGATCCACGCACGGAAAACCGTACCTCTCTATGCAGATGTTGGTCCAGATGGCGATTTCAAACGATGCGTTGTGTGCGTGGACTGCTCCACCTTCACGAATGTAATCAACCACATCCTGCGGCAGATCTTCGCCGGGGGACCAGCAGAATGTCTTCGTGCCGTTGAATGTCCCAGCCATACACAGTACCTCTGTCGAGGGGTGGCGGCTGTAACAGTCAGCGTTCGTTCCACTGGACCCCAGTTTGCATTCGCTGCGGGTTTCAAAGTCTATGCACAGCATCGTTACTTCCTTCCGTATACCTCTCCGCACGACGGACATCGTGGCGGAAAGAAACCAAATATGTGACCGGCGATGTACCCGAGGACAAACACGACCACGGGGCTGGTATTACCGGCAAGCTGCATCTGGTAGCTTATGCTATCCCCGATGCCGCCCCACATCACAGCGATCAGATCGTAGATCCCGAGGGCGATAACCGCCCCCGTGATCACCATTCGTGTCACCGTCATTAGAACGGTGCCACTTCTTCGCCGAACGCAGACGCATCCACTTCGATTGAAGCGAAGTCGTCGCCACCGCGGCCACCGATCATCTCACCACCACGCAACACCCAAACATTGTTGAGGAAGAAGCTGACGCCTTTGTTGCCATTGACATCGTAGGCGAATGGAGTGACGGACACCCGTGCTACACAACCCGGATAGACTTCTTCAGGCTCAGCCTGTCGTCGGTCTGGTCCATACAGGATGACGGGACGCTGCTTCGACTTCGCCGAAATGAAGGTCGAACCTTCGTACTCCGGTTTGCCTTCGCGGTCTACGTCACCATCACGAAAAGGCGAACGGATATTCTTAGGGACGTTCTCGCCCCACTTTGCTTTTGCCACAGCCTGTGCTGCTGTCTTGAGCTCGCCAAGGTCAGTACCTCCGGCAAAGATGAGCTCCGTGCTAAACTTTGGGTCCTGTCCATCCATTCCAGCACGTGCTTCGAACAGGTTGGGGTATGACAGTGTGGCTTCTGGTGTGATTACGCGATTACTCATGGTCATAGTCTTTCTTAACTGATGTGGGATTGATACCGGGACGCTTGTCTCGGTTTGGTACTACCTTTGTGCCTGTTACTTCGACGCCGGACAGGAAAGACACGTTCGCATCTCCGACGATCTTGGTTAGTTTAGCGGGTGAAAGCAACCTCCTCTCTCCAAGTAATTCGGACTCATCAAACCCGGCCTGCTTCAGTGTGTCCAGAGCTTCCTGCTCATCGTACCACCGTCGACGACCGTAGGATTCAACAACTTTGTAACCGGGGATATCCAGATCCCCAGTGTCAGTGTACCGCTGCTCTAGTTTCCCTTCAAGCTCACGGTAGAAGGCAGTTACAACTTTCTTCAGATCGAGTAGCTCCGCTACTTCTGCATCCGTCAGTTTGTTGTAGTCTGCCTGAGCCGCTCTCATGGCTGCACTAGCCTGAGCACGGCAGTTCCCTGCGTGGCGGCAGAACTGGCAGTGGCTTCCTGCCTCTACGTTCAGTTCCCCACGCTCGTAGCGTTCCGTCGCGTCAACAACCCTGTCCCTGAAATCCTTCAGGTCCTCAGTCGTCACGTCCCACCGCCGGACAGTCCCTTCCGGGCAGTTCCATCTTGGCTGGACGATTACCCCTACCAATGTGTCACCGGGATTACTGGCAACAGTCAGGTAGCTTAGCAACTGCGTGTTCCCTCTCGCAGCCACGGGGTTCCGACCAAACTTGTAGTCCACCACAATTGCCAGGTTGTCACCCCTGATGACACAGTCAATCGTTCCGCCGAACTCCGGATTAAAGTCTGACACGATGTACTGTTCAAGCTCAGCGTACGGGCTGCGGTCAGCGAACTCATCCAAGAGTTGGTCAATTGCAGCGTAGTATTCCCGAGCTCCGTCAATCATCTCCTGTGTCACAGTGACCCCCTCAACTTCCGTTCCGAGGGTAGCGTCCAGATTGCTGCGGTCATTAAAGTGGTTCTCACATACTGCGTGGGCACAGGTGCCTTCCTTGGCTGCATCCGAGCTACTCGATCCATCATCTTCTGTCTCCACTAGGGAGGACAGACACTTCAGCCATCGGTGGCTGGAGCTTGGTCCGAAACGTAGGTGTTTATTCGGCATCATCATCTCCTAGAAAACTGTCGAGGTCTATTTCACCGAGCTCATCCAGTATCAACCGGAACAGGCGGCCGAAATCCACAACACTGTGGCAGATCTCGTAGCCACAGTCAAGCGACCATATCAGCTGGTCCTCCCCATTGAGGGTGAGGAACATCTCAGTGCAGTGCTCGCACTGTTGGACGTGCCGCAGGAGGGCGGTGAAGTTATGGCAGGGGTGAATGAACGTCCCCTTGTCTGTCGTGATCTCTGCTCGGCCTGTCTTATCGTTAAACCATGCTGCGAATGATGGGAGGCCGTCGTTTTCTGTCTCAGGCAGGATCGCGATGTGCGTGTCATCTGTGTCAACTATCATTGTGATTCCTCTGTGGGTTGTTGTGTTTTGTTATTCGCAATGTACTGGGGTCTTCTCGGCTGTCAACATTAAATCTCAGAATTATATCGGTCGAGGTTTCTGATCGCCTCACCAGCTACTGTCTGGCATGCGAGTAGATACCGTTGCAGTGCCCCCCATGAACAGCCATGCTCAGGGGTCCCGGCCTCAATGATGGTGATTGCCTTGCGGACTTCCTTGGTCATGGTCAGTGTTGTTGCTTTAACGTCCATCGATCTGCTCCTGAAAAAAGGGGGGTGCCTATTTTTTGACGGGGGGTATATGGCCAGTATAGCCTCCCCCCAAAGGGGTGTCAAGTCCGGGCCTGAGATTTTGGGGATTTGCCTTGGACCCACTCGGCCTTTATCATCCGAGCGTAGGTCCGTTGATGTGCCTCACGTTCGGCTGACAACTGCTCCCGCAGGCTGGCAATATCCGCGGAGGATTGTAGCAGGGAGAGGAGGTAGATCGCAACCATGATGGCGGCAAAAACAAAGAGGGGTGGAATTTCAAACATGGGGGGTGTCTCCTAAGAGGG